GTTTCATCCTCTGATTGCCTTATCATAGCTCCTTCAAGCAATCTAAGTTTCTCTTGTATTTGTGGGATATAATCTCGGCTAATGCTTGATCCAACTTTGATTAAATCCTTTTCCTTGAATGGGAAAAAGTCAGGGGCTTCAAAACCTAAAGGAATAATAAAAGCAGCATGTGAACATCTACAGTTTACCCATTCCTCGATAGGCCCGTCTTTGTCTCCAGGATACATTAATCCATTGCTAAACCTTTCATTAATAGGAACAATCTCTTCATCTACCTTCAAATGTGATTTCCTAGTTCGGCTGTCATGTGCTGCATGCCAAATCTTATACTCCATATTGTCGGCTTGCAATTGTGAGTACTGCACATAATTCCTGGTAGTATTGATCTCGGTCTGTGCTATCCTTCTCGCTTCATAGGTCTTTAGGTCTGTGAACTTGGCCTTTATCTTGTCGGCTACAGCTCTTGGCCCCCATCCTTCACGGTAACCTTCAGCTAGTATCTCATTGATTTCATTTGTAACTCGATTCTTTGTCTTTTCGGAAGCCTCGAAGGTGTTTCTTTCAAGGTCTCGGCTTACTTCAGGGTTAGGCATGAACAAGTCATTAGTTTCGCTACTGGTCAAGCTGTTATTTAGGTAAGTGGTTATTGTATTCTTTGCCTTTGTGGCTTGGAAGTTATTAGAATAATCCTCGCTTGCACTTTTTAGTATGTCATAGTGAATCATACCAATCTTTGCAGCTTGAACTACATAATAGGATAATATCTTGTCATATTCCACCCAATACTTGTTAATTGTATCCTGTACTGTTTGGTAGAATATGGTTTCCAATGGTTCGTTTAGGTTAATCTCCTTAAGTATTTTGGAACTAAGATGATTGAAAAAAAGGTATAACTCATCACTAAACCTCTCTTCCGTTTGTTTAGTCTCTGTTGTAAGATTGTCTAATGCTCTTAATAACTTTCTGGAATGCTGAATCTTCTTCACTGCTAACTTCTTCTTCAAGATCTTCATCCTCCCAGTTATTCTCTAATCCTTCAAGGATGGTATCCACACCATTAAGTGTTAATTCACCATCAAACTTAGACTTCAACGGTTCGCCATTGTAATAGAATTCATCCAAGTATGGGAAATCTTCTACTCTTGCTATTCCGAAATCTTCACCTATTACTTCTCTTGCCTCGTTAGGAGTCATAAGGCCATTTTTTACCAGTTCTATGGTCTTGTCAATGTCAATGTGTTTCTTTTCTTGGTCTGTGGTAATTATCTTGAATTGCCAATCAGTAACACCTAATCCATTTTCAAGGATATAGTTTATGTCGGCTTCATTGTCTCTTACCAATGGAGCTATTGTAGTTGTACGGTAAGCAGTATCTGTTAACACACTATTTGATGCACCAAGTTTTCCAGCATCTGTAACTCCTACTCTGTTAGGATCCATATGGTGGCTTGCGATAACTTCGTCTCTATTGTCTTTCCTAAAGAGTCTAAAGGAAGCTTCTTTGGTATCAGTGGATAAAGGCTTAATGTCTACCTTAACATTTCCTTCTTCACCTTCACTTGGAATCTGCAATACCATAGCACTATGAGGATTCTTAATGACTTCTCTCAATTGTTCAGTAATACGATACTGAAGTGTGTTCCTTACATCATAGTCAGGGTCATCAGGGTCCAATATTCCAGGGTCAAAGTCTCCAGTTATGGTGACATACATTGCAGGAATACCATAATTCTTAAAGAATTCTATATTGTACCTTGCCCTGTTATGGTCTGCATAGATAGCACCAATACTTGGTGTGGCCGGTGCCTTACCATACAGTTTTGTCACTGGGTTAGGCCTGTTTTTCCATAATACCTCATTTGCCCTAAGGTGTTCTGGTAATCCTTCATAATGTTTGGTACCATTTATGTAGTGTACATCATAATGGCCTTTTTCATCATAATTGGCTCCCATAATGACAAAGTAACGGGTATGGGACCCTACTCTTTGTTGTACCCTTACTCCATCTGCACATCTGCGGAATGTGTATCCTGGGTAATGTTTCAAGTCACATATCGGAGCATCATAACTTCCTGGTTCCCTTACCACTTCGATAAGACCATAACCTATTGATTCAGCATCGTACTCTCTCTCGTAGAGTAGCTTGTTTATGTTAGGCCTTAACTGGTTGAAAAATTCCTCTATCCTTTCCTTTTGTTCCATTATAGGCTCTTCAACATTAGCCTTTGGTATGAGTGTGTACCCTGCACCGGAGGCATCGCTTGCTATTGCCTCTACACAAGCCTTATGCCAAGTGTTAATATCCAAAAGATTGGTTAGCAATTGTGGCGGTGCTGGTGGTTCCACTACATCCTGGTAATTGAATCCATCTTCTGCATCCAAACCCTTGGTGGATTTGATTGCATACTCCTCTAATATTGATTGGCTTACAATGTTTCCATTGTCGGTTACTATATAACTTTCACTTCTGCTCATGCTATCACTTTACGCCTATTATGTCTAGGCCCTAATATTCCACCACGCCACATATCCGGGCAATGGTCATTAATCTTTAAAGGCTTATCCTCTCCTCTTTGTTGGGCTTTTATATCCCAACTGTAGGTTTGTGCCTGTGTAATGCTATTCTTGCATCTTTTGCTGATGAAGAAATGTTGGCTGTTGAAAAGGTCCTGTATGGTATTGATGTCCCTGTAAGTGTTAGGTGCATATGTCCTTACCTTCATCTTTAACCGTTTATCCTTTTTGCACTGTGCCTTCAATGAAGCTGCATCATGAGGTAGGAATAATGTGCTTTTGCGGTTAAGGCCATATTTCCTTTGCAAACGGATAACATCATCTACACGTTCACTGTCAGATTGAGCCACTCCCTTTTCCTCTGCATCATAATAAGTTTCATCCAATAAGTAATAGGTGTTCCCTTTAGGATTCTTTTTAACTCCCATAACTCCAAAGGTAGTGACTGTTGAAACCCCATAATCGCAGCATATGTTTATTTCATCCAAGGTTTTATGATCTACTTCCTTGACATGTATTGATTCGTCAAAGGTATCATAAATGGCTCCTTCAGCTATTACCCATTCGCCAAGGATATTACGCTTATAGCTTACTTTGCTTTTACGGTTTACTCTTTTCAGTTCGTCTATGTATCTTTGGCTTAGGTGGTAATTGTCTTCAAGGTTGAAATGCCATACCTTAACAGTCCCTTCATTCAGTAATTCTTTATTGTTTATGTAATCAGTGTAAATGTAATGGTAAGGAGATTCTGGGTTCATAGTCCAGAACATTTTAGCACCATCCAAGCTGCAACGGGTTATGGCCATATCTACAGTGGACTTGGCAGCACTTGTGAGTTCATCAGCATACCAGCCTCCGATAGTCATACCCCGTACTTTCTCGGTGGCTCCCTCATCACTGAATCCTATTAGCCATATCTTCTTGTCTTCAATCTCAATGTAATTGTCAAACTTACGATACTTGTATGGTACTCGGCCATCAATCATTTTAATAAGGTCTCGGATTACATTACGTTCTATAGTGTCTCTTGTCTTGCCACTTATCATGAATTCCTGGTAAGGGCTTTCGCCAAGAAATGCTAGGAATCGTAATGTTGCAGCTATTGTCTTACCGCTCCTTACACTGCCATGTGCTATATTGATGAAGGCATCGCTATCATAGATGAAGCTTTTTGCCTTTGGACTGAACTCTCCAGGTACAAAGCTATCATTGCTTATTTTGTTTGTGGTATTGTTTTCTTCCTTCATTGAAAGCCTCTGCCAACTCGCTTAATCCAGTATAGTTAACATCCGCATCCACTTTAACCTTGTCATTGGATTCGCTTATACTGGTAGATCTGCCATAAGATAATCTTAGGTTTTTGATGGTTAGGTCTTTAGCTCTTGCAAGTGTGTATTTGAGGTTGACCTTTGTTGACAAGCTGTAATCTGATTCATGAAGTTCTTTGCTGTATTGGTCAATGTCCTTAAGGTCCTGCTCAAGACCATCCTTGACATTGTCATTATTCTTTATGTACCTTTCTTCATCCTTTTCTTGATCTAACTGATTCAAGTAGTTTGTATAGGCAACATCCCTATCTTGCCAATTCCATCGGGTACTTAAATGTTGTATTTGCTTCAAGGTGGGAACTTCAATTAAATCATTTTTGTATACCCTTAAATGCCCATCAGTATCTAAACTTTCAATATAATTAATCACATCTTGCAGTTTTTTAGGCCTTTCTTTTAATTCGTATAGAAAGATGTGGAAGTATATGTATGAAGTGTCTCTTTCTCCTTTTTGTCTTTCCCAAAGTTCGGCCATATTATCCACTCCCTATTTTTTTTGTTATATTAGGTAGTTTACGATGAATGTTAGGATGGTACAGGCTACGGGTAGTAGCCATTTGAATGTGTCTATGGTGCTTTGTAGTTTTGCTATCTCTACTTTTAGGTCATCGATTTTTTCATCGTTTATTCTTTCTTTGTCTCTTGCTTCTTTCATTAGTGTTGTGAGTTCTGCTACGTTGATAGATATGTTTTCTAGTTTGTCTCTGAGATGGGAGTAATCGGTATCTACTTCGTGTAGGTGTTCTCTTTTGTTTGCAAGTTTTGTTTCTATGGTGCTGATACGTGCTTCTTGTTTGCAGATACATTCTTTACTCTGTGTCATCCATCTCTACCTCGGTTATGTATTCGTCATTCATGACTGTTTCCTCTTTAGGGTAACCAAGGATTGTTGCCATATCCACTTCTTCTGCATTGCCAAGCCAACTGAAAGTGTTAGGGTATTTTGCATCGATGTATGCAAGTATGAAAAATAGTAATGTGCTTATCAGTTGTGATAATGTGGCGGTGTCTATCGGAAGATTCAATCCTTTAGCTGTAGCTGCACCTATAAGGTATCCTGCAACAGTCATAGATATGAACTTGATTATTGTTGAAATGTTTCCTATCTGGTTTTCCATTTGGTCCAAATCTCCTAATTTTTTTTTTAAAAAAAAAGACTAGGAACTTGCTGAAGGCTCCTAGTCTTTTTCCTGAAACTATATAAAAAAGGTCAAACATATGGAAACGCAAAAAATGGATATTTGCGTTTAATAAGCTAAGTGGGGATTTGCACCAGCCACCATAAAATGCCCTCCTTGGGTAGCTTACTTTGATAATAAAATATAGAAAAGCTTAGATCTCATATTTTTATGATTTCATTACTTTTATCTTCTCAAATCAAATTCTTATTTTTTTATAATAAATTAATTCTCTAGTTGCTTAAAATGTTTTTTTGGGCTTAACCTTTTAAGGGCATTCTCTGCCTTTCTGGGTTAAGCGATATCTTATACTAGGAGTTGCACCATAGTATAAGATGTGGTTACGTGGTCGTTATTAATGAATGTACCAAAACAATGGATGTTTTGGTGATAAGCATATGCGGGAATCGAACCCACACAGTACACTACCAGTGATGCTTACTGAGTTCTTTTTATAGGTGAAACAAATGGATAAAAAAACCAAATGTTCTTTGACTTTACTTTGTATCTATTTTTTTTTACGGAGAAAAAATATTCCTGTTAAAGAAATAAACATCAGATCCATCATTCACTTTATTTTTTTATTAATGGTAGCAATAACGGACTGCAGGTTTACCATTGCACCAGATAGGAGGGCATTCCTGAACAAGCCCACACTTGGCACAGTAAAGTTCAGCGTGTACATGATCCTTCACCAGCTCTTTGGACTTGCAGTTCTTGCATTCCATTACCACCACTAATTGTCAAATTATGTCTAAAGAAGATTCTTGAGGAAACCCATAAAAACTTAAATTAATTAAAAAAACTATCATTAAAGCCTTTAATATGAATGTCTAAAGAAAATCCCTAAAATAAAATAAAAACCATATACCGAAAAGAAAATTTATTTTATAGGTCTCCTCAATATATAAGGTCGACAAATAGGAAGCAGTTTTATAAAAGTTTTAGCCTTCTCATTTCTTTACGGATAGCTTCTATTTCATCTTCTTCTTTTTCTTGCTTATGATGTGAAAGGTACCCTGTGCCTACATACTTGTTTTCATTGGAAATTATCTCTCCTTTGTTGATTAGTTTCCTTCTTCTACGCCGGTATGCTGCATCTTGGTCCTGATGTGCCTTTACTCTGCAGTCTTCACTGCAGTACATTTCCTTGTTGTGTTTTTTCAGGAATGGCTTTCCGCAATACTTGCAAACATAATTAGTGTAAGGTTCCATGGTTCCGGTCCTGGTGAACATCAATTGCACACCACACATATTATATTCCTCCAAAAAAATGTTCATCCTTTCCAATATGGTTTAAATTTTTTTAGCTGCCTTAATGTTTCATCATAGTTTCCATTGAAATTTAATGCACGGTCATCAATATAGGCCACAGCAGGATACTTATACTGGGTAACATTTGAGACATACTGTATAAGGTCATTGTCTGTTAGCCATTTGATGATCTTACTGTATCTTCTTGCACTGAACACAACAACATCGTATTCTTGTGATAATGTTTCCAGGAACTCCTTGCATCCTTCCCTTGGGGTTCCTAGATTGTCACCATCATAGCCTGTGTAGTTGTTGAGTACACCGTCGAAGTCTACACATATGGTTTTCCCTTTGGTTGGTATTATGCCTGTTGTCATCTTGCCTCCCAATATTTGCATTCGGTAAGGCCACCGTTTTCTTCTGCTTCTCGGTGTTCGGTGTGCCTTCCCATTTCGCATTCGCTTAATCCATCTTCAAAGTCATCATTGTAATGTTTGCATGCTGGGCAGAAATCAAGGATCCTCATAATACCATCTCTAATGTTCTTAGTTCTTTAAGGTAGAAATCTTTTAGGATTATTAACCTTTGGCTTTTCCTTATGTCTTTTTCTGTTAGAAAGTTCAATTCTTTTATCTCTTCATCTACATTCAATAGGCTCATTTTCAAATCATATACTCTTTGGTGCAATTTATTTAATGTTGGGTCATCGCATTCTATAGATTCCAAGTTTTCCTTTAAGTTAATGACTTCTTTCTTTAATAATTTAATAGACATTGTTCTCATCCCTCCAATCAGTAGTGTTAAGCATATCCACCATACGGCCTAGATATGATTCAGCTTCTTCACAAGTGTACCCTGCCTTTTTCCTGTAGCTTATGCTGCACATCTTATGTTCTTTCCCATTAGGGTGGAAAGTGTTGAACACATATTTCATTACACTTACCACTTTATTGGTGGTATCGGTTTCAAGGTAGTATTCGGTATTGTCTATTTGATTAGTTGATCTAGACATTTCTTTTCCTCCTTACGTAGTTTCTTCAAGGTCACCAGGTCGGGCCTTGTCTTCATTTCTTCTGCTTGTATTTGTGTACGTAGTATTCTTAAGGTTTCGTTCAATTGATTCATACCCAAAACTCCCATACATTCTTAGGGCTTCTTCTTTCCATCTTTACATCAGATAAGACGTTTTTAGTGGAACTTTTTATCCATCTTGTTATCTGGACTTGGGTAACATTAAGTTTCCCTAATCCGAAATTGTTATTGTTTATGAAGTCGCATATTTCAGAACTGGTGAATCTTTTGTTAGGCCTTGCACATAACAAGGCCTTTATTGCGATTTTGACTTTAATCTCATTAATTTCACTCATCATATACATTTACTCTCCTATCTTCGGCAAGGTTCTTATCATATCCTTCAATCTTAGTTTAACATCCAATAATTCAAGATTGTAATTTGTTAGGTATGAGTTTACTTCATCATCATTGTTGTTTTCCTTTTTCAATAGTATCATTGCCTTTGCAGTTTCAACATTGGCTAAAGCAATTTGAAGTTTATCTTCTAGCTCTGACATTTCAATTCCTCAATTTTTCTTAAGAGCCTTTGTATTTCCTGGTCTTGGCAATGGCTTTTCATTAGCAGATGGCTTATTTGAATGTC